ATACACGAGCAGCTTTTTCTTCGTCAGTCTCTGTAAACGCACCTACTAATTTATCTTTTAAGGAAGCCAAGTCTTTTACAAATGAGCTTGATTGACCATCAAAATGCTGCGTATGACCAATGATGCCGCCTTCTGCATATTCTTCACCTACGTTTGAAGTAAGGGCATCAAGACCTTGGGCTTGCATTGGAGGCTTAGGAACACCGGGAGGAACAACATTAGGCTGTCCGTCATTGCGTTGTTGCTCTTGGATCTGTTGCATCATGCGAGCCTGCAACGCCTGACGGGCACGATCTTGTATGCTTTGAGCCACAGTTGGCATGTTGGTAGGGGTTTGTAAAGCTTGTTGAATGCCCATATTCTGCCGACCTTCGGCAATGTCGTTAAACGCCATTAACTGCCGCAGATCCTTTGGCAAGCCGCCATTTTGCTTTTTATCTTGCTCAACCTTCTGTCCCAACTTGTCAGGTTGGAATTTGTATGCGGATGCAATCTGATTAACTGTTGGGTTCGACATAAATAATCCTTAAGCCGCTTTTTTGCCGGTGATGGCTTCAATAAGTTGAGCAAGAGTGGTGGCGCTCTGAGCGGCACTTGACAAGGCGTTTGAGCCTGTAGTGTTGTAAGCCTGAGCAGAGGTTGGAAGACCTTGGAGCAAAGACTGTTGGAACTGAATCATCTTGAATGGGTTATTACGAGCCTCTTCAAACTGAGCCATATCCGCAGCAATACCTTGAGACTCAATGTCGCGCTGAGTTTGACCCGCAGCCATTTTCTGAGCAAGTTGCTGTAAACCAAGCTGACCTGTCTGAGCGCCCAAGTTGCCTTGTGCTGTAGCAGCTTGCAAGCCTGTCTGCAAGCCTTGTAAACCGTAGTTAGCACCAAACTGTTTAGAAGCTTCTGTAGCTTGGTTAGCTGATTGACCATACTGCGCGGCTTGTTGAGCGGCAGTCATAGCTTGTTGAGAGCCAAACTGACGTGCCATCTCATTGGCTTGCTGTGCAGACAAACCATATTGAGCTTGCAACTGAGCAGCGTTCATGCCTTGAGTAGAGCCAAATTGAGCCTCTTGCATTTTACGGTTCTGATCAGCATTGAACTGTTGTTGAGCATTAGTGAAGGCTGTGTTGTAACCCTGACCTGTAATGCCGGCTTGAGTTGTAGCCAAGTTACGCTGAGTCTCAGCATCAAGGATGGCCTGACGGCCACCACCAAATGCGCCCGCAGCAGTCATCTTGCCTGCGTTTTGTTGTTGCGTAATCTGTGATTGACGACGAGCTTCTTCTAGTTGGGGAGTCAGTATCTTGTCTAGATACGGATTCATGTAAGACTCAAGCTGTTTTGAATCAAACGCAGATGTTGAAGGTGTGTACCCTGTTGGAGCAGAGTATTGATTGGTAAAGTTTGTAGCTGTGCCTGCGGCGGGAGCCGTAAACTGATTGGTGTACGTTGTGGGCGTGTAAGACAACTTTGATGCAGCCTCACCAATGTTGCCCATGTTGGTAGCGGCGTTAGTCATCGCCGTAGGCGTAGACATGCTGCCTGCTTCTTTAAACGCTTGGTTTTGAAGAGTAGACGCACCGGCAGTTAATGGGCCTGTATATGCCTGATATGGCATGTTAGCCAAAGCTTGGCCTTTACCAAGCATATTGGTTACATATGGGCCTGCCCAATTAGACAGGTTAGATTCAATACCCGTCACACCTGCGTTGACGTTAGAAGCAGTTGTAGAACCACCGGTCAAGAAGTGCTTTACAGACCCACCTTTAGCGTAAGCCGCAGCCAAACCACCCGGCATAAATTTATCGGGGTTGATCTTCTTGCCTTGTTTTTTATTGCCTGTGCGTGCCATACGGATTTTGTCCATCATTTGGTAAAGTTTCTTAGCACCGGCATCAGAGTTGCCGTTGCCTAAGTGTGACACAACGTCAGCAGGAACAACAAATTCTCCGTGGCTCAAAGCTGCGGGTTGGTCTGCCCCAATCTGAGCGGGTAGCTCATCAGCCATGCCATCTGTCTCGCCTTGGAGATAACGGCCTTTAGCCATGCCGCCTACAGCGTAACCTGTGGCTTTAGCAAAACCTTCAGCGGCTTTGACATCTGCATTAGAGATGCCGTATTGAGCCATTGCATCCGCAATTTCTTGCTCGGTATGACCGGCACGTTTAAAGTCAAGAATGTTTTTATATAACTGATCAAGACCCATGTCGTGAACAATAGCGTATTCTTTGCCGGCAGATGAGTTTAAACCCGTTAAAGCACGGGCAACGTCTTCATCATTTACGCCGTATTTCTTTTGTTCAGCTTGAATTTGAGCATTGGTTGCGTATGGGTTGGCACGAATCCAATCATTAATATTGAAATTCATCTCTTGCAAACCCATGCCATGCGTCAAACCATATTTGGTTGCGTCCGAAAAATTGCTTTGGCCTAAAGCAGTTTGCAAATCAAGATCACTCACACCCAAGCGAGCCATTTCTGCATCAATCTGTGCTTTTGAAGCATAAGGATGATCAAGAATCCATTGATTAATGTTGCCAAGATATTGCTGCGCACCCATGCCGGAGTTTTCTGCATATTGCATAGCCGCTGAACGAGCGTCAGTAGTTTTTGTCTTTGTACCTGTATCAGTATCAGTAGTTTTTGTCTTTGTACCTGTATCAGTATCAGTAGTTTTTGTCTTTGTATCAGTTGTAACAGTAGAACCAGTTGTGGTATCTACCACCTTATTTTTTACGCACATTTTGGATGTTGCGTCATATGTGTAACCGGGTGGGCAAGTGTTATTAGCGGTAGGAACAACTGTGGCCGGAGCAACAGCGGCAGCTTTTGCGGCAGCAGCAGCATTGGCTGCATCTACAGCAGCTTTCTGAGCATCTACTTCAGCTTTGGTGTTGAAGTACGTAACGTCTCCACCGTAGTTAATGCCACCTTGACCGGGACGACGGGCTTTGCCGTCAATCATGGTAGGCGGAGCCGTTATCATGTTACGGCCTGCGTATAGCTGAGGAATACCGCCTTGGTATCCTGCACCTTCACCGCCCTGTAAACCTTTGTTGTAGGTAGAAGCACCGTACAAACCACCCAATAACATGGCGGCTTTTCCAAAATCTATGTTGCCGTTTTGGTCTTGGTATAAATTCTTGGCATAACCCGCCAATTTACTCATGATGGACGGATCCGATACCGCAGATTGCACATCCAAACCCTTATAGCCGGGGCTAATGTAAGGATTGTTTTGAATATAGTTGTCGGCTGTGTTGCCACCCGGGTTGTTTAAATTCAAAAAGTCAGAATTAGCAGAGTTACCACCGCTAGTTGCCTGATTAATGGCTTGGCTAGAACTGCCGGGATCGTTAAATTCAGTCCAATCAAAAGACATATGTGTTCCTTTTACCGTTTTTCGGTTTTCTTGCGCTGCGCAATTGATGTGTTTAAATCAGGCCCAAACAATTCACCATAGCCAAGATCTTCAAACGATTTTATGTCAGCGTATGGATCTTGACTAGGGGCTGTAGAAGTAGTTTGACCGCCACCCATGGAGCCAAGCAACCCTAAAATGGTTGCCCAATCGGGGTTATTGGTTGTTGTAGCTGTTTTTTTATCAGGGGTTACCGTGGTTTTGACATCTGTGCCACCGGGGGTAGTTCCGGTTCCACCCGTAGCTGCCACATAGCCTGAGTCAGCAGTGTTTAAACTGCCATTGTTAATCAAGGCTGTAACCTGATCTGCGGTTAATGCATCAGAATTTCCGCTAACGGTATCAATTACATTGCCTGTACCGTCATCTTGGATAAAGACTTTATTAGTCCCAAGGTTCTGCCAACCACTTGTAAAGCCTCCTTTATTGGAGACTTGGTTCATGGTGTTCATGTACTCATCCCAATACTTATTAGGATCTGCGCCAAAATCTTGAGCTTTATAAGTGGAGACATCTACGCCCGCAGGACTGCCATTGCTTGTATCTGCGTACAAAGATGCCCAATCTATTGCGCTTGGGTCAAAGGTTTCTGTTGGGCCATAAGTTTGATTTAAACCACTAGCCACATAACCTTCGCCACCGGGTAAAAAGTAGCCGGGGATTAGATCTTTGCTAAATTCCTTTAAATCACCGGGGCCAATAGTATTGGCTGCACTAGCTGCGGCTTGTTTTCCTGCCGTCATAGCTGCGTTTAACAATTGCTCAGAAGACAAATCTCCTTTGTTAGCAAGCGTAGTGCCAATCACTTTATTAACAAAAGTCTTAGCGTAGTCGGGTAGGCTGTTAAATTCGGGTAGTTGAGAGGTGACTGCGCTTGTTCCTGCAGTCAAACCCTGACCAAGTAACAAGTCAGCAGCATTAGCTTTTCCGCCACTACCTATATATTGACCGGCTGTTTTACCTAGCACGTCAGCACCGGTTTTTCCTAACAAATCAGATACGTCTGTAGACCCTGAGATACCTTTCATGGCTTCATTGCCAAAATAAGATAAAGCCGCAGACTTTGCAATATCAACAGGATCTTTACCCATGGCTGCGTTTAAAGCAGCAGATCCCCATGGGCCACCAAAATAACCCGCTGCTATTTGCGCTGCTGCGCCAAGCAAAGGGTCATCTTTAAACATCGTCACAAGGTCGTTTGAAGAAGCCCCTTGTGTATAAAAATAAGGATTGCCCTTGGCATCAAACTGAACGCCAAATCCTGTATTGCCTTTGCCCTCAAATGACCCTGACCATAAGTTACCCTCTGTACGCTCACCGTATCCTGATTGCAGTTTCTCACCGGTTAACTTATTAATAATGCCGTTTTCGCCTTGTCCTACCTGAGAGATATCGTTGATACCGCTTTTAGCTAAATCATCAGCCATATACATTGCAGACTTTTCAGGCGACAAACCACCCGTCCATTTAGACGTAGTGTTTTGAGCCAAGATTTGAGCAGCTAATTTTTTGACGTTGTCTGCGGTGTAAGTGTTTGGCTTGCTAGAAGTTTCACCGCCTTCAGAAAAAACTTGAATGCCACCAAAAGGTTTTGCTTTGTTAGTGGTGTCAAATAAAGAACTTAGACGGTTAGATCGAGTCCTGTTAATTGCGGTGTCTGTTGGCAACGCATTAACCTGATTAACAAACGCAGGCGCGGTTGGATTGATTCCAAACTCATAATATCGAGTCAAATCAGAAGTTAAGGGTGTGCCTGCACCTGACACCAACATGCCGCCGGTCTTGGTAATGTCAATACTTCCGGGGCCACCATATAAAGGTTGGTTTTCCTGTATCAAAGCATCCAATGGATTTTCGGATGCCATGATAGATTCCCAATCTCGCGTGTCAGTTTCGCGGTAAGGGTCTAAGGTGCTTCCCATTGCGTGATACGCATTAATTGCTGTATACAACTCAGGAGAACCCTTTTCTCTTGCCTCTTGAGAAATACCCAATTGGTCTAACCATTGAGCCATATCAGGCTGAGCGTTGGATTGTTTGTTCTGATCGGCCATGTTTAAACCTTAATTTTTAAAACATTTCCCGCAAGATCTCGATATACATCGCCGACACGTAGCGTGGCTAAATCTGCATCTGTTGGCAGGGTGTTAATGTCAAAGTTTAACTGTGCAATATTGATTGGCTGCACAGCATTTATCTGTTGGAAAAACAAATTTAAGATGTTTAGCATTTGCGCCATATAAGCCGCATCGTAATTGACGGGGGCAACAGGAAGACGAGGAGGTGCATTATTGAACAGGCTCATGAGTTACCTCTACGACCGTCGGCTTTGACATCAATACGTGGCGCTCCAAGCTGCCATTGAGTACCTATTTGACTGCCCTGTACTTTAAACACCATTTGGCGACCACGTACCCGGATGAATACCTGACCGGTAAACTGCTCTACGGGGGCAGTAGCAATCCTTTGGATAGAGGCATAGCTACTTCCACCTTCAGACTGCGGGCTGTTGTAGCCTGCGCCCGAGTTTTGCAGCGGAATGAGCGTCATGGTTACTTGGGGCGTATTGCTTCCTGTAGACCCACGGAAGGTCAAGTCAGGCAAGATCCTGTAGACAAACCCAAAGTTATGACCGTCATCAATGTCAAACTCCGAGGATGAAATGTAAGAGTCAATTGCCGCCGTTGTGCCGGTTGTGTTGTCATCTACACCAAACTCTTGGTTAACCAAATTACCGGTTGTTCCGCTTAACATGGTGGCGGCAATTGGATAGTCACGCAGACCTGAATCAAGCCATGCAGTGCGCTCCATAGTGCCGTAGTACCAAATATCTTCAAGGTAGTTATACACGGCGTATTTATCTATTGTGGTGCTATTAGCTGAACAATAGAACCACCAAACTTCATTAAAGCCTTCGCTTGTGCTTGCAAAAACTTGTGAATTCTGCGCCATGTTAATGTCGCTAAAGATATATTGACGCAGGTCGCAACGTAAAGTCTGAATGCGACCGTCGTATTTGTAGAACTTATCTACGCCCATCCAATATACAACGCCTGAAGCTAGGGCCGCTGCGTTCTGACCGACGATTGAAATATTGTCTCCAAGCAGTTGAGATGACCAAACAACAGGTGGGCCGACGTATTGCAAAGAATAAACGGAAGAATCTGTAAACACCACAATTTCTTGGCGAGCTTGAATGGCGGTCACAATCTCTGAACCATGAGACAACTGCAAACTACCTGCTTGGTTACTTGCGGAAGGAGACCATGTCTTAATGTCTTCTTGATCTGACCAACGAAGAAGCATGGGGTTCAGCACGGCACTAGCGTAGTCATCGCAACCAAAAGCAAAGACAAACCTGCTTGCATCAGATACAAAACAATAATTGACTACCGATGGCACTTCTGCGTCAGCACCTGACAAACTTGACACCAAGACAGCACGCGATGTCAGGCCGGTTGTGGCATCCCAATAATACAAACCACCACCACGAGGGGCAAACACTAAGTTTTGACCAAAGTTGCTTTGGCTCCAAAGACGAATTGAGGTAGTAGATGTAGCACCTGTACCCCATACACCCGTTCCCCATGTGCCTGCACCCCAACCTGTGACGGGGACGGCAAATGCAGGGCCAACGTTAATCTGATATGCAGCAACAACCGCCGCACCGCCATAAGAGCCGGCGGCAATAATAATAGGGGTTGTAATGGTGTATGCGTTTACACCGGTAACTGTGATTTGATATTCTGCGTTAAACGTGGAAGCGTATGTTCCGGCAGCGCCGCTGAAGGTTACAAAATCGCCCGTAACACCACCATGCGCAGTATCTGTAACGGTGACTGTAGTTGTACCGTTTCCGGCAAAAGGATTATTGTTAATTGTGGATGATGCACGGATAGGTGTAATGTCAAAGTATGCACCACCACGCTCAATATAGAACTTTAAGTTAGTACCCACTCCCACTAGGTTTAAACCACCAAGGGTTACCCAATTCCACAAAGAACGGCAAACACCTAAGAACGTAGACGCAGAGATACGCTGCCATCCGCCAATCTTTTCAGGGGTTCCGGCACGAAAACGAACTTTGTCGCACTCATACCATCCACCAACAGACTGCGTGCCTGTACTAACCGACCCTAAAGACTCGGATGCGTACCGTGTGTTTTCTCGGTTAACCCCCGGACGAAATAGAATCTTTTTTAACGGCATTGGTTAATCCAACAAAGCGCACTCAGCAGTGCGGCGTTTAAACAGTCCCGGCAGTACTTTACCACCACCTTTAGTCCAAAGCATCAGTTGTTCTTTTGCTCCTTCCCAATCATTGGCGTTGATTTTCCTCTTTAACGTAGAGGTTTGCAAGCGTCCCGTGCCTAAATTGTAGGCAAAGTCCACGATGGCGTTGCACTTGCGAACATCCGTAATTAAACCGGGACAGTTACGCAAAACACCCGGCAAATAAGTGTGCTCAAGTTCAATCATTAGAAGTGCCCGTGCCGTGGGTTCATCCATCGGGGCATCTTCTAAAGTGACCTTACGTTTGTCTGCGTAGTATGTAGAGCCATAACCAATGGTAGCCACGCCTGCCGGACACAAGTACGGCTTGGCGCGGTAGCCCTCAAACTGACGGCACAGAGCAGCGGCTAACTCTAAGTTCATATGCCACGTTGCTTCAGAGTACGGTCGAGGAACCAATAATTAATTGTTCCCGACAATAGAGCAGAGAAGTCAGGGGTCATCATGGTTTTAAACACTTCCACTGCGGGAGCGCCGGCAAGCCATGCATTCCATGCAAACCATACGTGGATAAAGCTCCACACAAATAAGACCCAATATGTGACCACAGGACGGACGGAAGCTGACAGACTAGCCACCCAACCGCCTGCGGCTTTGACCATTTCCGCCTGTTGAGTGATGGCGTTGTTAAACGCATCCATGACACCTACGTCAATAGCAGCTTCACGCTGAGCGCCAATCTCAGCTAACTTCTGCTGACCACGCTGCGCTTCCAAGTCGCATTGGTGTTTAAACATAGCAAGTTCGTGTAAACGCTCATTCTTTTTATCAAAGAACTTGAGAACCTCGGGGGCCATACGGAACAAGCCGCCAAACACCGAACCTAGAATACCGCCACTTAATATGTCAAACATAGTTAATCCTTACAAGATTTAGATTTATCGTCATTCTGCATGAGTTTGATACCACTCAGGAACCCAATCATGCCGCCGATAAGTGTAGAAAAAGCGGGCGAAATCATTTTGAAGATTTCTGCGTTGTCCACCTCTTTGGCCCAAAGGCCAAGCATAAAGCTGATTACCATAGCCAAAACAGAGATGCACAGGGTCGTGCTGACCATGAGCGTGACGTACAACGTCAGCTTGTCTCTCGTGTCCGGCGATGGTTTGCGCGGCGTTCGTATCGGCTTCTTGGTCATACATAAATATCCAACTTACGGTTTGTGAATATCTCCATGCGGAGCCGGTCTTGCACTGTCTTCTTACAGTAAATCTCAAACCCTATGTCCTGCAACTGAGTCTGCTTTTGCTTGGCTAACTCATTTGCCTTGTTCATTTCATGCTGTTTTTCTAGCTTCTTCTGGGCAAGGTCATGCTTGTCTGGATACCCAGACGGCTGAACGGTCGGAAATAATTTGATTGTGTCGATCATTTCTTTTCGCGCTCAAGTGCATCTTGGTATCCATGTACAACTTTAGCCCGCAGCCATGTGGAGTCCGCTGAACCTGACCACTCGGCCAAGTTGTTCCAAATGACTTTGTAGTCTGTTGACTTGCAATAGGCTGCGTTTTGATCCAACCACGCCATCATCTGTTTGTGCCGTTCGGTCGGATCGTGAACCGTGTAGCCAATTCCGTAAAACTCGCGCACATGGCAGCCATTCTTGGCTACGGCTCCAACTAGCCCCAACAGCAGTAACAGTATAAGCCAACGCATTTACCACATCCAACCCCATGCAATCATGTATGTTCCAAAGATGACGAAGGCCAAAATACAGGCTGCGGCAATAATTGCTTCAGCCCACTCCCACATGGTTAGCGCCCATACTTTTGTTGTTGTTTAACTAACTCAAGCATTTCTGCGGTTCTTACATTAGCTTCTTCCACTGTTAAATTACGTATTAACCACTGTTGCGTCCATACACCGTTTACTTGTAATGGTTGTTGTTCTTCTGCGGTGTGTGTATCTTTATTAAATGCCGTGGGAGTAGTTGGAACAACTAAAGCATACGTGCTTGGGCATGGGAATGTATCGCCCGTCTGACTCTCTTGAATCTCGGGGTGTTCTAAACGAATATCACCCTCATGGCGGGGATACTCAAGCGTTGAAAGTTTTATATATGCGCTCATAGATTTGTAACTGCGTTAGATTTGGTTGGTGTCCCTTGTGTCAAACTACTGTTTGAAATAGGAAGAGAAATAGTTCCAGAAGATCTACCTGGAGAAAAATTATTTAACGTATATGCAGAATCTGTCAAGGATGATGCAGCATAAGTAACAGTTTGCCCGTTCACCGTGTAAGTTCCGGTTTTTGATCCATCGGTTGGTAACTTGGCATAAAAACTTGTACCCGCCGCATCAAATTGACAGTTAATATAGTAAATAGTTCCTGCGGCGTTCAATGTAATAGAGACGGGATAAATACTTGTAGAAACAAAACTTCTTTGCCACTGTAGAGTTCCTGAAGAATTATATTTAGCAACATATACTAAACCAGCATTTCCCCCAAGAGTGTAAGAATTACCACTAGCATCTACCGCTATACCTCTTGGAACTGTATTGCCACCTGAAATGCTGAGCTTTCTATTCCACTGAAAAACCATATCAAGGCTAACTTTTATTACATAGCATGTATTACCATTTCCTTGGGAAGCAAGGTATATATCGCCGCTTGCATTTGAAGCAATTCCTCTAGCCCATGCACTGAAAAAATACCCAGCCGGATCGGTAATTCGCATAGCCGATGCGCCAAAACCAGCGGTAGGACTAAGCCGCACAAGTGTAAGAGTAAATTCGCCGGCATAAAGATAACCGGCAATAAACGGAATATTACCAGCGCCTATAGCGATTACATCTGCCTGCGAGTTTCCGCCGGGGTCAAACATACCGGGGCCAATATCGTTAAAAGTTTGCCAAATAATTGCTCCAGAAGGGTTAAGTTTAACCGCACCCATTCTGTTGCCAATATTTGCTGTAACAAAATGTGGATTTCCTTCATTATCAATTGCCAAACCACTGCCAGCTACATATGAGCCTGAACTACTATCGCCGTATTGTTTTTGCCACTGAAGTGTTCCTGAAGAATTATATTTGGCTATGTAAATATTATTAACACCTGTTGCGGCGCTAACTAATAAAACATACACATTACCACTTGAATCAGCAACAACACCGTGTGGTTCAGTACCCGGATAACTTGGATTAGCTGATGCCAAAGATTTCTGCCATTGAAGCACAGCGGTATTATTGAGTTTTACCACTTGGACGGTTGTAGGAGAAGATGTATAATTATTTTGGTAGATATTTGCACTAGCATCTACAAATATATCTCCAGGTGATTCATCAGTACCTGCAAGCATTGAGCCAATCATAACTACATCAGCACCAGCGGCGAATGATTTAACCATGTCTCCGCTATTACGGATTCCACCATCAGCAATGATGGAACAACCAGTGCTATTAAACTGCTCTCTCCATGAATCGCAATCCATAATTGATGTTAGTGTCGGAACTCCATGACCACTAACAATGCGAGTAGTGCAGGCAGAACCACCACCAATACCAACCCGTACTGAATCAGCACCAGCCTGGGCAAGATGAGCAAAGCCATCAGCAGTAGCGACATTACCAGCCATAATATGTACATCGTCAAATGCACCCCTTAGTTCTTTTACTGCATTAACAGCATATTGTCCATGACCATTAGCAGTATCTACAAGAATGATTTTTACACCAATGTCATATAGCGCCTGAGCATGTTTAATAAATTCATCATTAGTTATTTCGTTGTCTTCTAACATAAATAAACTAGAAGAAAACACTTCCCAAGCAAATAAGGGGACATGAGCAACTAATTCCTCATCTGTTAGTGTCTTTGCTGGATGGAGTTGCTCTGCGGTGTAGAGTGGGATAAGACCATCTTTTCCATACTCGTCTAAATCTTCATAATCATATTGGCTATAAACAAAACATCCTGTTTCCTTATCCATCCACGCTACTGGTTCATTGTTCATTGTCTTGTATTCTTTTCTACATTGTTAAGTCGATCTAAAAGCATTGATGATTCTTCATCGGTTAGCTCTTCTGAGTATTCAAACAACTCACCGCTTTCTACCAGTGCTTCAATTTCGGCAGTGAGTGCATCAATTTCATCTTGCGTCATTTCTTCTGCTAATTCGTCAAAACAACCTTCAGCATAAATTATTTTCAAAATGATTCCTCTTCATCAAACATGGTTTGTTTATCAATGAAAGCTTGTGCTTTCTCGTTTAACTTCACACCACTGTACTTATGCTGACGCTTACCATCAATCCTAGTAGAGACTGATGTTACACCCTTATCTTGGGTGGCTGCAAGGAATCTACGCTTGAATGATAAATCATTTCCAGGTGTGAGTCCATGTTTTGTAGCCCAGCGCTTATAGCACACAAACACATCGTCTTTGTCAACCTCAGCGTCCTTGTCATAATCCAAGGCATCCTCAATAAACGAACCGATAGGGTTGCTCATCTCTTCCATGGTTTCTAGCAGTTCTTGACCTGTTTTTGGTTGTACAAAATAACCACCACGCTCAAGCCTTCTACGCAGTCCAACCATCGCCCAGTTAAAAATTCCAGATAGCTCAGCCATCAGTTTGGTTGATAGTGCTGTGTCTTCCTTACCATAAAATGATTTGCTCATTTTTAGCACGATCATGCGTCCTGTTAGCGCATTGGATGATTCAGTTAACTGTAATACCTCATTAGAATATATGACAATACGAGTAGGAAGATAACCGTTCCAAGCTTCTTTATTCTTGCGATTAATAGTGACAGTATCACCACCGACAATACGAAGAAGCTGAGATACCACAGCTCCACGGTCACGCTCTGGAGCCCTTGCATCTGTAAAGGAAGCCAAGAGCTTACCCAACCAAGGTTGAAGTCCGAAAGTATCACAAAGCTCTCCTAGTTCTGGTGCTACAGTATTGTGCTGACCAAGTAACTCCACCAGCACTTTGTTAATGGTTCCCTTACCGCTACGGCGTGGTCCGATGATGTTGAAGAATTTCTGTTGCAGTGTGTCGCCCGATAAGACGTAACCAAACATCTCTTGCAAGCATTCAATCGATTCGGGATCATCTGCCCATACATCATTTAAGAATTGGTTCCACTGTGGGCATTCTGCTAACGGGTCGTACGCAAACGGCAATGAGTTCTGTGTAAAAAATCCTAGTGAGTGCGGTAGTAGGATGTTGTCTTCTAAATGGAATAAACCATTCTTCAAGCTTACCAGTTTGTTTGCCTCTGGTCTTGTTGCACTGTAGCCAGCCAACCATACTGGCGGACGAGTGTTGGCATGGTTCTCCAAGTGCACTAACGCTTTAGTGGCATCCATAGCTGCACTGACGCTCGCTGGGTTTGGTGCGAACGGCACGATGTTACCCTTGCGATCTTGCTTTTTGCACTTATCTAAAAACTTGTACAAGTCTGCTCTTACTGTTGACTCTTCCATGTCGGCATAGTGTGTGCCTTTGTAAGCATAGAAGTCACCAGCGTAGTGAACCAGTTTGACACCCTCCTCACATGAAAATCGGCTCTCTAGGAAGGTTTGAGAGTTTTCCATGGGGGCTGCACCTAAAATCAAATCGCCCTTCGCTATCGCCTCATTACGGTTGTTCTGAGAGATTTTAAAGGTCAATGTGCGTAGTGTTGCACCGCCGCCTTTTTGATTAAATGTTTTCCACTTTTTCTCACAAGCATTGCTTTGGTATTTTGGTACACCACCATCGCCGTATGACCAACGATCCCACATCTCGCAAGCTTCGAGATCGCCTTGGAATTGGTGGTGTAGGCACATACCCACTTGCA